GAGAATAAGAGAATAATTTTAAACCTTACTTTAATCGGTAAGGTTTTTATTTAGAATGATTCTTAACTAAAAACAGTGTATATTTACAAATAACTTAAAACTAAATATTATGAACAGATTTGAAAACGCAGCGTTAAAACTCTACAACGCTTTTAATAAAGGAGAGTTGAACCAAAATGATTGTAGCGCCTGTGCGGTTGGTAATCTCTTAGATGGTCAATATATGTGGGAAGGCAGCTCTAATAAAAGTAGTAATGATGTTATAAAGAAGTGTTTTAGAACACCTATAAGTCTTAATGGCAATTTTAACACTAGTGATTACACTGTTGATGAGCTAAGCAAAGTAGAGCAAATATTTTTAGATAGCTTTGTAGGTTTAGATTCAGATAAAGAATTACACAAGGATAACCAGTATAAAGCACTAATGAATGTGTTAGATCACCTAGCTGAACTAGATAACATAAAGGTTCCCGAAATACAAATAGAGAAGTTTAAGAAAGTATTAGTAAGTTAGACTTACTGCCTTAATTTAACCTAATCCCTATCATTAATTTGGCAGGGATTTTTTTATTTAATAAAATATTATTTAGAATCGTTATAAATAAGAAAAAAAAGATTATATTTGCATTGTATATTCAAAAAATGTAAATGGGATTACTCGGAAGACTAGGATTTAATGTGACCAGATACAATAATGGGTCTTTGTTTTATAGTGAAGTTGGCAATCAAAAAGCAGCGTTAGACGGTTATACAGCCGCTAAAGCCGCTTTGCATTGCCCTATATTATTTGGATTGATTGATAAGATCGGTAATCACTTAGCACAGGCGCATTTCTTCCGTGAGGGAGATGAGGAGAACGCAACAAACGATTTATTAGTTGCACGGATAGAAGACCCTAACTACTTTCAGAGTAAAGAAGACTTTTTAAAAGAATGGTTATTTCACTATATTTCTTGCGGTTATGTGTTTATTGCTCCATTAGGTGCTGTAGGATTTGAGCGTAGTATTGATAGAGTAGACAGTCTTTACAACCTTAATCCAAAGTACATCAAGTACAATGACATTAGCTTTCAAACAAAACTATTGACTAGAAAGCAAATAATAGAAAGTGATAAGTTTAAGTTCAAATACGAAATACAAAAAGGAATACAGGGTAACTCTACATCAAGCGATGACTTCAACTATAAAGATGTAATGGGTTTCTATGACGTAGCTAACGGACTTGATAAAGACTTCTTACTTACTAGTCCTAGCCGTTTAGATTGTGTGCTACAACCAGCGGTTAACGTTATTAAAGCATTTGAAGCGCAAAACATAGTTATCAAGTCCAACGGTAGAGAGATGTTTTTTAATCAGGCTATGGCAAGTACCTTACCGGGTGTTGCAAAGAACTTCGACCAAAAAGATCAAGACAAAATACAAAGAGCAAATTCTAAGTACGGAATGCAACACGGTCAAAATAGATCGATGTTTCTTAATAAGGAAACTGGTTATAAGTCTTTGCATATAGACGCCAAAGACCTAGGAATTGATGAGATATTAAAGACATCAGCAGCGGCAATCGCAACCGCACTAAACGTTCCTAAAGATTTAATTCCTGTATTCGATGGATCAACATACACAAACAAAAAGGAATCACAAGTTGAGCTGATACAAGGCGTGGTAGAGCCTATACTAGCAGACCTTTGTAGAACTATGTCGGGTCATTTTGATGGCTACGATGAAAGACCTTTGAGGTATTCAGTTGATCACCTTGCACCGATGCAACACATAGAGACAATTAAGACCGATAAAGCTTTAAAACTATCTACAGCGTACAAAAATTTTGTAGGTGCTGGAATGACTCCTGAAGATACAAACGCGTTGTTTGAGGGCTTAGGTATAAATCTAATGGAAAATGAATAGACTAAGTATAGAAGAAATTAAGGAGCTTAAAGATAAATTAGCTGTTAAAAAAGGTAGTGATGAATTGTGTATTGAAGTTTTAAAAAGCAAAAGAAATGTTTAATTGTACCGAGCTTAACAAGTCCTTTGACAAAGTAGTTGACTTATACAAGGCACTAAAGGATAACAAAGAAGAGATATTAGCTTTTAAAATGGCTAACACTCTTAAATCTTGTGACAAGGGTGCGAGCGTTAAAAGTAAATTAATAAACGTAACTAAGCATTTAGAGGCGTTAAAAAACATTGAGTTAAATGATGACTTCTATTACATAGTAGTAAACACTACAAAGGTACTAGATAGTCACATGGATGTACATTTAAACGGTATTTGGAGTAAGACAGTACAAGAGCAGCAAGGTAAAAATTATCTAGTAGCAGACCATAAACTAGAAATCGATAAGGTAATTGCTAGAAAGGAGCATGTCGAAATGATTATCGCTGAAATCCCTTTCAGATCAATAGGAAAAGATTACGAAGGTGACACACAAGCGTTAATCTACAAGATACCTAAAGATAAGATAGTAAACGAAGCGGCAAAAGAATGGCTTAAAAGTGGTGATGAGATAGAAGCTAGTGTGAGAATGCAATATGTCAAGATAGAACTTGCTATGAATAGCGATAATATAAATGATAAGGTAGAAAAGGCAAACTACGACACCTACATTAAAGAGATCGCAAATAAAGATGAATTTAAAGAAATCAACTATTTTTTCATAGTACAAGAAGCAAAAAACGTAAAGGAAAGTAGTTTAGTTGTGTTTGGATCAAACAACGCAACTGGAACGCTAGAAAATAAACGAGAGCCGTCTGGTGACACTCTTGCGATTAAAGAAGCAGCCGCTAAAGCACTGCGAACAAAAGAATATTTTACTAATTTAAATTCATAAACATGAATAAATGGGAATTGTTCCTTCAAGAAAAGGGATACACAAATGAAACGTTCGCAGCATTAGAGGCGGACAAAATGGCTCAGCTTAATAGCGAGTATCAAACAAAATTAATCGCAGAGGTTGAGTTAAAAATCACGGCCAAAGCGTCTAAAGAAGACGTATCTACAGTGGTAAAGAGCGCAATTGATGCCGCTATCTTGGCTTTGCCTGTTGGGGTTACAAAAGCAGAGTATGATAGCCTAGTTGAAAAGCTAGTAAAGCAAGGGGAGACTCTACAAGAAATGAAAGTAAAAGGAGATTTGCAAGGTGCGCACGAAGGAATTGCATTTGCGTTTAAAACATTGATGACGCCAGAGAAGGTAGCTGAGATGAAAACAGATCAAAACTCTGGTGTCTCTACCACTACTAAGGCGGCTGGAACTATATTAGTATCTAACAACCTTACTGGACGTGTAGCACGTCACGAGAGAGACCCTGAGAGAAGCAAGACAGCAAGGCGTAACCCGTTTATATTGGAGTTAGTAAACGTTACAACTACTAACGCAGCAGTTGTTTCTTACGTCGAGCGTGATGCGCCAGATGGTGCACCGGGCATGACAGCAGAAGGAGCTGTTAAGCCTTTAATTGACTTTGATTATACAGAGCGTTTGGCGGTTGTTAAGAAAATGACGGCACGTATCAAAATGTCTAAGGAGATGATGGAAGACGTAGACGGATTTGTTGCAGACACCGAAGACGAGCTAACTGAAAGACTTGCTTTGCTTATCGATACTCAACTATTAAGCGGTGATGGAACTGGTAACAACCTTTCTGGAATCTTGACTAACGCCACAGCTTTTGCAGCAGGAGGTCTTGCTAATGCGATTGAAAACGCTAACAACTTTGATGTTCTTAGAGTAGCTTTAAATCAGGTTTCTTTGAATAACTTTAATTCCACCGTTATAATCATGAATCCTACCGATGTAACCGCAATGGATTTGACTAAAGGTAGCGATGATCACTATATCATGCCTCCTTTCTCAACTGCTGACGGTACAATTATAAAGGGTATCAGAATTGTTGAAAACAACGGTGTTACGGCTGATGATTTTGTTGTAGGTGATTTATCTAAGTACAAAGTTAAGTTACGTGAGGACATTAATATCAACTACGGACACTCAGGAGATGATTTTGAAAAGAATCTTTTAACTAGTTTATGTGAAGCCAGAGCAACAGCATACATTCCAAATGTTAATTTTGGGGCTATTGTAAAAGGAACTTTCTCAGCAGCTAGAGCAGCTTTAGAAACAGCTTAATTAATTTAAAATATAAACAGATGTCAAGTAAACAAGAGGTAAAGCAAGTAGTACCAGAAGGATTCTTCAAGCAGAATACAAGTGAAATTGTAATCAACGGGCGCACGGTAAGGGTGTTCACTCAGGAGCTAGAAGCGATTAAGAAGGGACTAGCAAAACTAGCAAAGAAAAAGTAAATGATAGTAAATAGCACATTCTTTAAAAGCGGTGTTAATAACATCCCTAATAACGATATAACCACTCGTAACCCAAACGTGGCGCAAACAGAATCGACGTTGGACGAAGTTATATCTTATCACGAGCGTGTGCTTATTACTAATGCTTTGAAGCCTAGTTTATGGGCTACAATTGTAACTAACTATACAGACGGCGTACTTAACGAAGGTGCGCCAGTATGGTTACAAAAGCTGGTAAACGGTGAAATATACTTATATGAGGGTAAGGAAAAAGAGTGGAAAGGATTGGCAAATGCACAAGGCTTAATAGTTAAGTACATTTTCTGTCAGTATCTATCCGACGATCTGTACTCCTACCTAATAAGAGGTGTAAGTAAGCTTAAAACAGAAGCAAGCGAGTTAGTAAATGTTACTCCTTTATACGTTGATCAATGGAATTTATTTATAGATCAGTATCAGGGCGACGTTGAATTTTACAATGAATATAACATTAATTTTCCAAGGGTGTTTCATACATCCTACGGAACTATTACTGATTATTTTAGAAGTAATGACTC